ATAAGCAGTTCATTCTGCTGTTGCAAAAGCTGTATCTGCTGATCGGATGTATCTCTGATTGTATCGGAAATTCCTGTAATTTCTTGTCCTCCAGCAACAGCAGATTTCCCACCAACAGTACCCAAAATCTCAGGTATTCCATCTTCTCCAGCGTAGAACAAACTTGCGCTTCCAGTAAAACCGCCTTCTTTAAATGTTGGCAGTACACCCAAGTTTACGCTGAATGCTGGTATACCAATCTCGTACGTTTTTCCGAACGCATCAAATTTTTTTGTAAATCCATCGAACTCGAAATTCAATGCATCGTTAATCCATGTAGCAAATCCATTCCAGATGCCTTTTACAGCTTCAATAGCCGAATTGAATGCACTACTCAATCCATCACTAATTCCGCTGAATGTCCAGTTATTTTCGCCGAACCATTCCCCAGCATCTTCCAAAAATCCCTCGAATTTTTCAGATGCTTTCTTTTTCCAGTCTCCTACCTTTTCTTTTGCATTCTCAGCCCAGTCTCCGATTGTTCCCTTTAGATTCTCGAAATCTTCCTTGCGATCTGATCCCCAATCAGAGAATTTCTGCGCGGTCTCAGTTTTCCAGTCCTCGAATGTCGATTTTGTATTAGAACCCCATTCATCTACTTTAGCTTTTACATCATCGAAATCTTGTTTTCTATCACTTGCCCAATCGGAAAACTTTTGACCTGTCTCTGACTTCCAATTATTGAATGTTGTCTTTGTATCTTCTGCAAAACTACCAACTTTTTCTCCAAGATTTTCAAAATCTTTTTTTCTGTCAGAATACCAGTCTGAAAAATCTTTTCCGGTTTCAGTTTTCCAATCGTTGAATGTTGTTTTTGCATTATCAGACCATTCACTTATTGTTGCTCCCAAATTTCCAAAATCTTCTTTTCGATCATTGTACCAATCTGAGAAGTCTTGCCCTGTCTCAGTTGCCCATGTATTGATCTTCCCTTTTAAATCTTCAAGCCCATCACCGATATCTTGAAAGATTAAGTCCCAACCTTCCCCAAGGTCTTTCTTAATTCCTTCAATTCCATCCTTCCATGATCCATCCTGAATCGAAGTTACAAGAGTATTGAAAAACCCATCTTCTCCAAAGAATGTAAAGTTATCGTAAAACTCTGCATCATCTGGATTGAGTGTTTTTCCAAGCCACTCTCCAAATGATAATCCACCCTCAAAAGCCAATGTTACAGCTGCAACTTTCAGCCCTATCTTAATATCGCCAGTGAATGAATATCCGGCAATACCGGCAGTAACAAGCGCGGCAATATTGGAAAGCATTGTTCCCTCGTCAATCAGTTTGATAGTCGCAAGGCCGGCAAGTATTCCGATAACCGGGTGTATTCCACTTACATTTACTCCCTTTTTGGCAAGGGAGGTCTTAAGAGCTGTAGATATTGCACTTCCAGCTCCGGTGAATTTTAACGCCGCAAGAGCTGTCAATATTGTTGTCTCAACCGGTGCAGCAGTAAATGACCCTACCCACACATCCGATATCGCATCGAAAATGTCAAAAGTCAGTGTAAACCCTTTTTTGATTATAGTATACCAATCAATTCCAGCAAGGAAATCGCCAATATTATTTCCGATCTGTTTCCAGTCTACACCTTCGATTGCTTTAATAAAGAAATCCTCTATTCCAATGACGATGTCACTTACATCTTGACCAACAGCAAACCAGTCTCCAATCTTAATGTCTGAAAATAGTTTCTTGATAGGCTCCAATGCTTTTTCGATACTGTCAGCAATTGCCTGAGCTTTGCTTTCCATCTTCGCATAAGCCGCATCCCATGCTTTTTCATACTCATCGGTTGCATCCAATATTGCATTTGTTAAGTCGAGAGTATTTGCTAATGTTCCAGTATCTGTAGATGATGTATCTGTTGTTGTTAAGATATTTAATTCATCAAACGCCTGCACTTGCTTGTTGAATTTCTTTGCAGATGCTGTTGCATCATCTAATGCGTCTGTTGTATCGTCAATATCGCTTTCAAGATCGCTGTATCCTTGACCGAAACTGCTAAGATCAAGGTTAATTCCCATAATTCCAGCAATGCTTACGAGCAATCTCTTTATTGCAATTACGGCACCATTGATATACGGAATGATTTTCGCCAGCATAGGGACAAAAAGCTGTCCTAATACAGTACCAGCCTCACTTAGATTGTTCTTTAACTGCCTAATCATATTAGACAACGAATTTATTGTGTTCGCCTGATCGCCCCACGCTACCCTTGACTGGTCCAGAATAGCAATCATTCTCAACTGCATCTTCTCAGCCTGTGTCATTTCAGAAACAGACTTGCTCACTCCGAGATTATACGCATATTGCTGTAATGTGGCATTCGTAATGTCAATACCATACTTATAGACTGCTCTTGCTTGTCCAATTAGAGCGGACTGTAAATTGCTTGCAACATCGCTGTAGTCAACATTGAACAATGATGACATATCCGCTGCAAGTTTCGTGAATGAGCTTGCAGTCGCAAGTGATACCTCTCCAGTCTGTCCAACTGCATTCGTGATAGACGCAAGCTGTGATGCATACTGCGTTATCTCCGTTATGTTTAATCCAAGGTTCTTTACACCACTATCAACAAGCGTTTCAGTATCAAGGTCAATCTGTAGACCGGACAATTTAGACAACCTCTCGTTTAATCTTTCCGAAAAGCTGTCTGCATAGCTCTCAGCGTCATTATATCCGTATTTTTCATATTGATCTTCCCAATCAGATGCAATTTTACCTAACGCTACATCGTAGTAATTATATGCTTCAATATAATCTGCTGTACTTTCTATCGAACTCCATAGCTTTTTTATTCCTCTAACAACAAGAAAATATGTTGCGTAGAATTTCCCAAAAGCTGCTGCAAGGCTGATAACGCCTTTTCTGGTTCTGTTAGATGCTGTCGTAGTATTGTCTAATCCATTGACAATAGCCTTGCTTGCGGTTTCTACTTTTCCTCCAACATTAGCAAGACTGGACAATGCTGAAACAAGATTCACAACATTCGTGCTTACAGATGGTGCCTTTGAAAGTGTTATCAATAGATTTTTTATAGCATCGGTCAACTGTGGAATGTTCGCTATTGCTTGAGTTATTCCACCATATCCAAGCTTCGATATGGAATTAATAAGTTCGCTAATCCCGCTTGTGTCAAATGTCAATGAACCGATTGCGTTCAACTTATTTACAAATTCCTGTAAACTTGCGCTGATCTGCGGAAGGTTCGCTGTTGCAATTGTTGCAGAATTTCCTCCCAATCTGTTAATGCTTGATATCAATTCTGTTAAGTTCGTAACATCGAAAGTTACAGAGCCAACACTATTCATATCGTTTATGAATTGAATTAGCTCATCTTTGATTTTCAGCAGATTATCCACACCGGATGCACTTTTGACACCTCCAAGGGTTTTCAAAGCGTTAGCAATTCCGTTAATTCCGTCCGCATTAAATGACACTCCACTGATCTGCACCATTCCATTTGCAAGGTCTGTAATGGATTTTGCAAGCGTAGATAATCCGGCACTATCAACAGTGTTCAGTTTCCCTAATCCCTTAGAGATTTTTGTAAATCCGCTTGAATTGATGTTATTGATATTTGGTAAAGCGTTTGAAAGTTTTGTAATCGTATCAGTGAGGTTAGACAGATTGCTCACTTTTATATTTCCAAGTGTTGTGGAAAGAGTATTCAACTTTTTCACAAGACTTGTCAATGATCTATTGGCGCTTGATGCTTGCGCTTCTATTTCTATTGAAAGATCATCTATTGTTGGCATATCTGTTTACCTCCATTTTGATAAAAAAATAGGCGATAACGCTGTTACACGCTATCGCCCTTGTTGCGTCTCCATCTCATGCGCATTGCTTTCTGCTCTGCAAAGAACAAATCGACTTGACGCTGTTTTTCCTCCTCTGTAAGAGGTTTATTTGCATCTGCAATTTCTCCAAGAGATTTATTTATATACTTCGACTTTGCTTTATTTCCAAAAAGTACATGTTCTACCGCAACGGATACAGCAGAAACAATGTAAGCACCGCACATGTTGTGAACAATGGAATCTATTTCCTTCACTTTCATTTCGTGCGCTTTATCATAGGCTCTTAGCACTTTCGGCGTGGAATGAAAAAAATCATGCTTGCTAATGCCCATTGACAGATATTTCGGTAAAAGCTCATCATACACTACTTGTTTGTAGCTTTTCTCTTGTGATCTTGTGGCTGTACCTTCTGTTGCTTCTCCGCAATCTGTGTCAGCCCGATCTGTGCGAAAAAATCATCATCAGCCATGATTGACAACAATTCGTTCATCAATCCATAAAAATTGCCAGTATCCTCGTCTTTGTGCTCTGCAAAATACTTCTTAACAAGCCGCTTTGCATCATCTGTGCTCTGAATGCTCCCGTCCCCTTCTGGTCCGTGATGTTCAAGCAGTCCAGCATAAAACATAGACAATGTTGTCCGAGGAACGTCTGACATACTCTTAATGATACTCAATGTTCCATTCTCTGTACCGTCAGACATTGATACTTTTGCGAACAACGTTGTCACTTTCTCGATACACTCATTATAGAGTGATGCTTCGATTGTATACTCTAATGTATACTCTTTTCCACCAATTTTAATTCTCTTCATATTTTGCCTTCCCTCAGCTATTCTCAAAGGAAGGGGCAGTGTTTCCACCGCCCTTCTCTAACTAGCTGATATTATAAGATTGTCATGTTGAGCTTTTCAGCGTGGGCTTAACCGCAGTAATAGGGTCCGGTAAGTCAACAAGCGTGTTCGTGATCGTGTACTGCAACACATTACCTACCGCATACTCCGGTGCGGGTAAAGAGCCTGGTTCAACGATATACGCATTCATCTTTGCTTTGCTAGGATGATATGCACAGAACCACATAGACTGCCCGGTTGTCCTCTTGTCATAAGCGTCCAGCATAGCCGCCCACTGGGAATCAAATGTATCTGTGTCGTTGAATACGGTCTGTAACTCACCGCCGGTATCCTCATGACCTGCAACATACTTCTTTCTCTTTGCTTCAAGTGGTGTTGCGTCAAGTTTATCCTGTGATACGGACACTTCACCAATACTAATGCACTCTTCAATCTGCGTAAAACTTGTTGGTGCAGTTGAAAGTGTGCCAAGTCCCCAGCCGAAAAGCACTCCAATAGTGCTTAATGCCTGTTCTGCCATTTTAATTACCTCCTAATTTATAAAATATCATTTGAACATATAATACGACTAAACCTTGCCGTACATGTATGTGTATCCTCTGTATCTTCAAAGCTAGGAATTTGCTTAGCTTCGAACCTCATTGATTTCATTGTGCTATAAATTTCTGCCATGACATCTCTTGCTCTTGATTGACTTTGATTGTCGATGACAGATATCTGCCACGTAAATAGACCGCCATTCGTTGACGTACCCTCAAGGTCTCTTCCGGTCTCTACGGCTGGTAGTAGCTTGACATAAACGAACGGGAAAACCGCCGTTGACATTGATGCACTTTCGGTTGAAAAATTGCTGTCTGTCATTTTGTATTTTGTTTTGACTTTATCAGATATGCCGTATTTAATCCTGGTGAATACCTGTGACGGCAAAAGCATAATCCAATCAGACATGCGCATCAACCTCCGAAAATTTCTTTAACAACGTTTGGCGCTTCCTCATACATCTTTAGTGCCGCTTTGTACATTGGCATTGTTGCTTCTGTACCATGCGTCAGCACAAAAGTGCCGGAATCATCATAATATCCCCATAGTTTCTTTATACCATTTCCTTTGCCATATGAGCCAATCACAAATCCAAAATCCTTTCCTTTAGGATGTGGACTTTTCCCGGCTTCTCCGTTGTAATAAACGCCAGCACCAAATTCAATAAACAATATATCTTCGCCACTTACAACAAGATCGGCCTTTGCGCTATTGGATGATGTAGAAACATTGATATCGGACGTATGCTCTGTATTTGAGCCGCTTTCGTGTCCATCTGCATCATATGTATATCCGGCCTTTGCAATTTCTTCTTCTGCAACTGCAAGGCCGATTTCTGCCAATCTGCGCACAACCTTTTCACATTTTACTGATAAATCATCAATATATGCTTCAAGGTCCTTTTGGAGCTGTTCAACACTTTGCTTTGATAGAATATTGCATTTGAATTTCCTTTTCGGCATTTTTTGTTCCTTTTCGCAAATTCATTTCGCTATTTCACAACAGCCTTTAAAACGTATTTTACAAGATTTATGCTTTCAGATACCTTTATGCACACATAATCGGCAGATGATACGTCCGGTTCGGTCTCATCTTCATCCAGATAAGATACTTTAGACGTATGCCAAATATATGAACCTTCTTTCAATCCGTATCTTCCTTTTGCGCATACGATTGTTGCGTCATAATCTGATACAGACAGTCCAAATTCCGTAGCTTGCGCATCACCGCCGGACATTGCTATATTCGCACGCATTTCAATAGGCTTTCCATACACAATTTTTGTGTTGCCAGTCTCAACAGGAATGTCTTTTCCATCATCAGTAATATACCGAATGTTTCCGTAATCGTCCGTTTCATAGATAGGTACTTTCTTTTTTTCTGCAACGAAATACATTTTCGTTTTGTTCTTATATGCCATTCTCATAAAAGCACCTCTCACACAACCGAAAGTGGGACTATCCCAGCAAACAATGTGTTGCGGTCAACATATGTTCTTGTTGTTCCATTTTCTGTGGATCCGGATTGGTTTTCTATTCCCGCTTGATTGTAATCATACAAAGCAATGTCTCGTATATTCGAATAATAGTTTCCAATATCCGCTTCAATCTGCTCATCTGTGTAGTATGACGGATATTTCCTCGCACGCTTAACCTCGCGAATTGCGTTTTTGATTTTTGACAGCATGAGGATTTCATTACATTCGTCATCACTCGATATAACTTCTGCTTCTAACTCATTCTTGATTTCGTCAATCAATTCCTCCATGCCATCACCTCCTTATAGTCCGAAATGTTCCACGAGGAACATTTTCAGCTCTGTTCCGGTTTTACCAGTGGTTTCAATTCCAACCTCTTGCGCAAGAGAAACAAGGTCTGCTTTGCTCATTCTTGCTATCTCAGTCTTTGTATAACTTTTCTCGGCTTCGCCCTCCGGCGCATTCATATACTGTGAAAAATCATCTTCAACAGCCTTAATCAACGGAATTCTCTGTCTGTTCTCGCGGCTTGAAAGCTCTTGTAATCTTTCATTGCTTACAGTCAATCCGTTGCGGGGGAACACGTCCCCCACGTTGTACGGATAACTATTGTCGTGCAAATCCTCGAAATAATGAATGACTTTATAACTCATTCAGTGCTCCTTATGCTCCTGCGCCGATTGTACCAACCACAACACCATCAAGACGCTCTGCAAACAGGACAATACCGGATGTAACAATGTCGGTTGCCGTCATGTTCGTGTAGTCAGGCTCCTCATGGATGCC